ATCCGGAAACTCCGACATGACAACATCTCGACCACGAAGCGGACGAGTCGTGCCAAGTGCAGATGATTTCCGCAGCCTGTTCCTCATGCCGATGCGTACCAGCAGTTTGCGACGGGAGTCCCTGCGGTCACGGTCCCACGGAACTCAAGTTCGATCATCGAGCAGCCCCATGTGTCTACGCACGCAAACGCACCGGACTCGACCGTCGGAGAGTTATAGATCTTCGCGTCGCCAGCGTTCAGCGTGAACCCAATCGCCTGTCGGAAAGTCGGGGTTGCTCCGATGGACGAAAGCGTAAAGAACGACGATCCGAGCGTCAGAGTGAAGTCGGCGAGCGTCAGAGGAATCCAGAGAGTGTTCGCAGCATCTCGGTTCCACCCGACAATGCGAACGCTTGCAGTCGTGTAGGTATTTGATCCAAATGACCTCTGAACGACAGGGCAGATCTTCATGTAGTTCGCCCCCTCGGACGGAAACACGATGATTCCGCTCGCGGCGTTGGTAACCGGAACGGTCGCCGCCGGGGAACGAGATGTCGCAGAGCCATTGATCATCGTCGCATTGACGGTCGGCGACGCGAGGACGAACTCGCGGGTCGGCGTGACCGACTGCGACACGGTGAAGAGACCACTAATCGGAGGGTTAGGCATGGTTGTCACCAAGAAGAAAGCGGCATCCGCTTCCATGTGTCCTTGCGGACGCAGATGTAGATGTACGAATCGTCCCAAGAAATCTCGCCGGGAGATCCGATTGACGATGATGCCTTCGGGACTCTCGGCGCAAACACGCGAATCTGCCGAACATCAAGAGGGTTGTCGATCCTCGTACCTTCCCGCAGGATCGAGATCGCGTCGCAGCCGTTGACATTCAGGGTCAGTCGCTCGGACGAACTGACCATGTCATCCGTGATGATCGCCGTTCCGACAACGACGGAATCAGCCTCGACCATCGTCGCCTTGATGCTGCCGCCGATGATGTCTTCGCCGAAATGCTGGTGCTTTGCCGGAGACATCCGGCTCAATGCGTCGGAGAATCCGACGATATCGGCGGTGTCGTGCTTGTGTCCTGCATTCGCCTTCGTGTCCATCATGCCGGGAAAGTCGATGATGTCCGAGCATGAATGCTTGTGCGACGCGAGCGCAGCGCCGAGCGACGAGACATTGATGGTCCTCCACTCGGTGTCATGGTCGCGTTCGGTCGATTTGGCGAGAACCTGACCAATGGATCCGCCGACCGGAACGCCAGCGCCGTCCTTTCCGTCCCGTCCGTTGGATCCGGCATCGCCGACCCGACCAGCCTGACCGCCAGCGGCGACCATCGACCAGCACGGCGATGACATAGAAGGCTGCTCGCCACGGGTCATCTTCCGGGCGACGAACGAACTCGACCCGAACAGCACGACATCGCCGGGGCTGTACATCAGGTTGTCGGTGTATTGACCTTTGTATTGCATGATCAATCCGGGTTCGTGACATACCCGTAGTCAGGGCGAGTCCAGTTGACAGAGACAGGGCTGCGCGACGGTCGCATACGACCGAGGTCGCGCTGGAGCAGACCATCCTTGGTGGATGCCGTGGCGAGCAGCGGACCAGCATCGATTTCCTGAAGACGGGCAGTCAGCCCCTCGTCTTCGTAAGCCTGCGCGAATGCGCGGCAGTAGCCGATGAACAGGGCATCGCAGTACTTCGGAATCGGGATCTGCCACGAATCAGAAGCGTCGGACGCGATGTCCACCCATGCAGCCCGGTATCGAATCGCGATGGCATCGGCGAGCGCTCCGGTCGGGGTCGGATAGACATCCAGACGAACGGGGGGAAGAGCATCGCCGTCGCTTGGCGGGGTGCGCGTGAAGACGGCGTGGGTCACGCCCGGTCCGGTCATGGTCAGCCCCAGTTGCCGGAGTTGCTCCATGTGGTCCGGAGTGACCATCTCGATGAGGTAGCCGAGCGACTCAAGGGAGATGATCGACAGGATCTCCTCCGCGTCGCTGGGCAGGGCGATGTACGACTGGTTCGCGACCAGAGACAGGTATTTGCTGGTCCGCTCCCGGAATCGCCACGGGCGAGAGAACAGGTACTGCCCAGCCTGATTGACGATCTCCGCCAGTCGGGCGGCTCGCGTCTGACCCGGCGCGAGCGACGGGTATCCGCCGACGGCAAGGACAGCGTGGTTCTTGGCTTCAGCGAAGGTAGGCATGGAAATCCGCTTGGGGGGTTTCCCCCCCAAGCGGTGATGGTTGTAGCGGTTACACCACGAAGAACAGGTCGTACTTCATCACGACATTGATGAGACCAGCCGAACCAGCAGCCTTGGTCTCAAGAGCAACGGCGCACCAAGTGTCCGTCGTAGCGCCTCCAGCATTGGTCAGTTCGCCAGCGGTGTCGGACAGAGCCAACTTCGACCCGATCACGGCATTGTTGGTGGACGGATTGACCTTGGCGCGGCACACGCCGCCGAACTGAACGACAACCTCGGATCCGACAGCGCCGGATTCCGAACCGAGTTCGGAAACGACACCGACGAAACCGCCGTTGGCGTGCGATCCATCGCCGTTGGTATCGGCGGCATTGCCGTCAGCCAACTTGACGCAGGAGAACGGGGAGAGCGACTGCTGCGCGATGGTGGTCGCCGGATAGACGGCGCTGGTGTGACCAAACGAGGTGATCACGACATCGCCGACGGCAAGCGCTGCGGAGTGCTTGTTGACCATTCGGCAAGCGTGCGTGTGGGGCTGGAATCCGACAGGACCAGCAGTAGGAGCAAAGAGCATTGAGATCAGTCCTTTCTTGTGTGAAGTCAGGGGGGGCTGGAGGTCCAGCCCCCCCCGTGATCATCAGGAGATCGCGAGCGGAGCGACGATGCCGTGGCGCTGACGCGAGTTGCAGAACAGGTTCCACCAGCAGTCAACCACCTGAACATAGGTGAAGGGCTGGTTCGGGTGCTTCATCACTTCGTGCTTGCTGAAGTAGCGGCGCGAGTGATAGATCGGGGTCAGGTAGTTGCCGTTGACCCAGTAGTAGCGAGCGCCGGGGTCGATGACCGAAGCGCCAGTCTCGGTCGCACCCGTGGTGGTGCTGGCGGCGGCGATGTTCGTGTCGAACGCCGTGCGCTGCGTCGCACCGCTCGGGAAGATCGCAGCCGTGTCGAGGTTGGAGCAGTACATCAGTTCGATCCCGCTGAAAGTCGGGTTCGTGTACGCCGCATCCTGATACGACACCAGCGTGTCGTTGGAGGCGCGGAGAGCCTGCTTGTACTGGTTGAGACCGAGGCGCGAGCAGAGGATCATCTGCCTGTTGAGCGTCGGCTTCTCAAAGTACTCCTGCTTCGTGCTGGGCGGAACGAACTCGCACTTCAGGAACATATCGTCGAAGGCGGTGATGAGACCACCGATGTCGGCGGTGAAGGTCTGACCGTTGACGCGAGCGTTCTCGATGCCAGCCTTCGTCTGAAGCGCCTGATTCGGATCGGTCACTCCGGGGTCGTAGTACGAGATCTGGTTGGTCCAGCGATCCTCGCCAGCGGTATCGGAGTTGCTCGCGTTGTTGGCGAGACCCATCACCGTGGACCAACCGAGCGGGAGACCGCCGCGAATGCCGAAGGCGTTGTTGAAGTCCGGGAGTTCGTTGATGAAGCAGGGGAGCGAGTACGGCAACTTGCCGCCAGCGCCCTCCATCTCCGCGCTCATGCCGAACGGCGAAGCCCACAGGTCGTTCTCAAACCCGTTGAGCAGCGAGGTCCACATCCGCTGCTCCTTCTGCCGCTTCAGCCGCTTGTACTGCGACTTGACATAGTCGCGACCCGAACCCTCGCCGGAGTTCAGTTCGATCTCATGGTCGGTCCACGCCATGTGGTCGAGGCTGAAGCGCCACGGACACTTGATCGTGTCCAGCACCTGTGCGTTGCGCCAGTTGAAGGTGTCGTTCGGGAGGTAGTGGTCGTAGGTGCTGCTGTCATCGAACATGATGACATCGCGGATCTCGTTGCCACCCTGAACGGTCGCCTCGCTCGTCTTGTCCTTGAGAAGACGGGAGAAGGCGTAGGTGTTCTTGACGGCTTCGTTGATGACTGCATCCGCGCTGGTCAGGTAGGTGGGACCAGTCGCAGCCATGAAGTCATTGAAGGTCTGGATAGGGGTTCCAGCCATGTTGCGCTCACTTTCTGATTAGCCGCATCGCCTCTTCGCGAGTCTTCCCTTCCATGAGGGCATCGAGGATCGCGTCCTCCGCATCCACGGGAGTGCGGGGTCGTTCGTTGCGCGACACGCCGCGAGCGGCTGTCGGCTGACCCTGCTTCCGTGCATCCGGCTTGGCGACCTTCTTCCCTGCAAGGTTGGCGTAAGCCTCCTCGGCGAGGTGCATGACGGTCTTGTAGGTTCCGGGATTCGCCGATCCGAGTCGATTCATCTCCGCGATCACCGCCTCGCGGTCGGGAGCCTTTGCCCCGTACTGCGAGCGGAAATACGCATCAGCCGAATCGACCTGAACCAGCAACGATTGCTCCGCAGCAGCGGACTGCTGCTTGCGAAGTTCGGCGAGTTCCGCACGCATCGCCTTCAGCGGCTTTGCGGCATCGTCGCCAAGCAGTTCCTCGATCTCCGCGAACGGGTCTTCCTGCTCGGTCGGCTTGTCCGAATCCTCCGGTTCGATGTCAACATCGTCGGATTCATCGGCATCGTCGCCCTGCGGCTCCTGCTTCGCGGGGTTCTTCAACTGCTTCTCAAGGTCAGCCATCTTCTTGCCGTAGCCATCGACATCCTTCTGACGCTTGGAAGCCTTTTCAGCCCAGCCCATCAGGGTGTCTTCGCTAACGGTCGCGAGGATCTCGTCGGGGACTCCGTCCCGCTTGAGAGTCGCAATGGCACGCTCGCGCTCCTTGCTCATCGCAGGGGGCGCGGTATCAGGCACGGTCTCCTCGACATCGTCGGCGAAGAGCCTGTCCAAGACATCGTCATCAGCGTCACGCGCCGAGGCTTCGTTGGGCTGTGCGATGTCCTCGGTCTTCTCGACCTCGGTGTCCTCATTCTGGATTTCGGGTTCACTCATGGTGTCCTATTCCTTCTCGTAACCGTGCTGTGCCATGACATTGCGCTCATGGCGGCGCGACTCGATGATGGGCTTGCCCTGTGAGTTCGTCTTGCATCCGGCAAGTCTGCGCGGAAGCGAACTGCTCACATACGGGTACTGCGATCTGTTGGTAGCCGGATCGACTTGGAAGTCGGACACGACGCGAACGAGTCGCTTCCCATCAACCTCGACGGTTGCTCCAATCGGCGGCGCGTCCTTCATTGCGAACACCAGTTCGCAGGACGCTCCCGTGGACTCGTCGATGAAAGCGTAACTTGGCATCTGCATTACCTCTTGTTTCGTGCAAGAATTTGCTGGAGCGCGTTCTCGCCCTGCGCTCCCTGTGGGGCTTGCGCTGCACCCTGCTGCATCTGCATTACACGCTGCTGGTCGATGAGATCGGCGAGGTTCGGGATGTTCATCGCATCGCCGACCATCGACATCACATCGTTCCACTTCACATGGGGAGCGGCGACCACCTGTTGCGACAGCGTGCCGACGAGTTGCAGCATCTCCAGCGCTCGCTTCTGCAACACCATGTCGCTGACGCGCTCCATGCTCATCGCCTCGATGTCGATGTCGAGGTCATCGAATGTGCCGACCATCGCCGAGGCGCTGAACATCGGCTCCGGCTCGCCCATGATCGCCACGCCGTCCTCGCCGACGGGGAACACCACCTTGCGGTCGTGGAACATGAACCACGCGACATTTCGCATGACCTCGTTGACGCACTCCTGAAACTGGCGCTTCAGGTGCGCCATACGCATCCCAGACGCACTTTCCGCAACGCTGACTTCGGTAGCCGTCGGCTGACCCGTGATGTTGCCTCGCATCGCGTCGTGGATGCCGGAGACACGGTCGAGCCTGTCCTGCGCCATCGCCGAGTACTGAACTTGCTGCGGAGTGATGCCGCCGATCTCCATAGGAACGACTTGAGTCGGGTCAATGCCGTCGGCAAGCACCACATACAGATCGTCCTTGTCCCTGATGTCCTGCGCCAACTTCGCGTTGCGGCTGTCCACCGCGATGATGCGCTTGTACGCGCTGGCGCTGTACCGCATCGAGCGCAGATGGTGGTTCACATCGTCCATCTGCGGGACCAGCGCCATGATCGGCGACAGCGGATACGGATCGTCGGGGACCGTGTACACGCCGAACACCGTGTACGGACCCGTGCGCGGTCCGTAGTACGGGCGAGGCTTGCGAACGAACCCGGCATCGGACTTCTTGCCGTCCGCGCTCTGACCCTTGATCATCGTGTAGATCGTGCCGCTGAACACCTGTGCGCCGAGAGTCGCATCGATCTCCTCGATGTCATCGTCGCGCACCTCCGGCACGAACACCTCGTAGACCACCATCTCCTTCCGGTCCGGGATCTCGCGCTTGCCCGAGTAGCCCTCGCGCACCTCGTCGATGCCGCTGTTGTCGGCGACGCGGTTGATGACCTCGGTGTCCCAGCCGTCCTCCTGCTCCGCCTGCGCGAGCAGATCGTCGCGGTCGATCACCCAGCAATGACCCATGTACCGGGTGTCCTCCATGTTCGTCGCCGCCGGATCCATGAAGAAGCGATCCGGGCTGACGCGGTACAGGCGCGGGAGGAACGGCTCCGCGCCATCGATCTCCCGGTAGCCCTTGCGCGGCTCGTTCACGACGAGACCGACACCGTAGGCGAGCAACATATCCGTCGCGATGCGCTCAAGCGTGTTGCGAACCTTGGTCATCTTGCACCAGCGGTTCACGCCGACCTGAAGCAACCCGGCGGTCATCGACTGCGAGACAGGGCGAGCGCTCTTCACGCGCACCTTCGGAGCGTCATGCACGATGCGCGGCAGCAGAAGCGCCACATACTCATGCACGAAGTTCTCCGGATCGTCCTCATGGGTGTCGATTGCACGGTAGGCGGGACCGTGGAATCGCTCGATCAGCCTTCGCCACTCGGACAGATGCTGGTCGCGGAAGTCCTCCGCCGCCTCGACCTCCCGCATCATCGAATGCAGATCGAGTTTGAGCATGGTCAGCGAACTCCCTTGCGGTGGTAGCCGCCCTTCTTGCCGCCGTCCATGCCGCCACCCATGCCGCCGCCGTAACCGCCGCCAGCGTGACCCTTGTCACCGCGACGGGACATTGCGCTTCCCACCTTGCGGGAAGACCGGGATGCTGGCGATGCCTTCTTCTTTCCGTACATGACTCTGCTCCTTCGCAGCCTTGGGCTGCTCCTGTGTTGCCTTGTGTGCGACGAGCGAGCGGATGACCTCCGCGTCCTCGCCGCGTGCGAAGTGGGTCTCGTCATCGACATACACGACGATGCAGTCGCCCTTGTCCACGCACTTGTCGATGCTGGTCAGCGGGACCAGCACACCGTTGCTGCACTTGATCAGCACTTCTTGCCGCCCTTCTTCTTGCCCTTCTTCATCGCTTGCCTCCCTTCTTGCTTGCCTTGCGTGCGGTCTTCTTCGCGGCGCGAGCCGGAAGCGACTTCATGCTCTTGGTCTTGCTTGCCATCTCGCGAGCCATGCGGGGATTGGTGGCGAACATCATGCGCTGCTGTGCCTTGCTCTTGAACGGCATCAGTAGCCCTTGCCCTTCGTCATCTTCTTGCCGACCTTCTTGGCGAAGGAGGCAGCAGCCTTCTTGCCCTTGGCGGTGTACGGGAACGACTTCTTTCCGACCTTCGGCATCACTTGCCCTTCCAGCCGCGCTTCATGGCGGCGTAAGACTTCGCGCTGACGGTTGACTTCGACTTGGGGCGCGAGATCCCAAGGCGCTTGCGACGGTTGATGTTGCCGACCAGAGAGTTCTTCGCCATCGTCAGCACCCCCAGCGCTTGCGTGCAGCCTTGCCGCGCTCCCCGGTCCACGACCGGGACCGAGCGCAGAACGACTTGTGGCGCGGGTTGTCCTTGTCCTTCGTCGGAGCCTGCAACTTGCTCCCGGTCTCACGGTTGTACCGCGCACGACCCTTTGCAGTCAGCCCAGCGCCCTTGGAAACTGGCAACTTCTCGCCGCGACCGACGGCAAGCGACGGTCCCTTCTTCCTAGCCATGCATCACCTCCGAGTGCTTGAGGATCGACCCGAGCGAGTGTTCGCCGAACTCGGGTTGCTCGGGGATCGGCTGCCCCACTTCATCGCACAGCATGAGAGCGCCAGCCAGCGCGATGACGCGGTCGCCGTGCGACTCACGCGCACCGCTCGCCTCGTCGCGCCGTGACCCAGCCTCGATGCTGCCATCGTCCATCACCACATACTCCAGCATCTCGTCGAGGCATTCCTCGCTCCGCACGACGCACTCGCCCTGCGCCAGTTGCCGTGCGAGGTTGCCGAGCAGCGAGCGCTTCGTGCGCTTGGTGCTGGTCCAGCCGACGCGCATCGTCTTCGCCTCGGTCAGCGTCCCCTCCTGCCGCTGCCGGAAGACATTGCGCCAGCCAGCCCGGTCGAAGTCGTGCTGCATCGCAGCGCCGGGACCGTTGGTCTCCCAGCCGATCAGCGGCTCGCGCCGACCGCGCCACACCTTGCGGCAAGCCTGTGCGACTTCCAGCGCGAGGTCGTAGGGCGCGAGGTTGGGATCCACGAACTCGGCGACGGTCTCGCGCTTGTTCGCGTCCATGATGCACACCGCCGCGTTCGCGCTGCCCGTGCCGTAGGACGGATCGATGAACACCACATACTCGCACACGCGATCAGGTGCAGCCCACACGCGCCATCGTCCCTGCGGCTGCGGCTCCAACTTGCCGTTGATCACCTCGCAGCGCTTGCCGACCTTGCCGAACTCCTCGCGGTGCTGTGTGACGATGTGCGATGCAAAGAACGACGCGCCGCTGCCGACGCTCTCGGCGAAGACATTCTGCGCGAGGTCGATGCGGTCGCGGCGACGCAACTGGTCCGACAGCCACGGCGACCATGTGAAGGTCGATCCGGCGAACCCGGTCACGCTGCCGTCGATGTCAACGCGCTGCACAGCGCCGCGTCCCTTCTCGGGATGCTGCCAGTACATCAACTCGACCAGCCTCGGCTCGCCTGTGGTACGCGCAACACTCACCAGCCGTGCGTACTCCGTTCCCGCGCCGATGGGAGTCGAGCAAGCGATGCGGCAACTGGTGCAGTCGGCTGCGGAGCGCCATGCAGCGTCGGCGTGGTCGAGCGCCGCGAACTCGTCGAACAGGACGAGCGTTCGCCGACCGCCGCGCCCGATGTGTTCGGTCGATGCCATGCCAGCCACGGTCGCGCCGCTGACGGGATGCCGGAGCATCATGTGCTGCCGCCACTCGCCGCCCTTGGCGAACTTCTCCGGCGCTGCCGGGAGCAGCCACGACGGTTGCCCCGCGATCAGGTAGTCAACCTTCCAGAACAGCGAGTCGGGGTCGCCCGTGCGATCCACCAGATCCTCGACGCGGCTGACGAGCAGCGACTGCCAGCCCTTGAACATCCAGCCCCACACGGCGACGGCGCACACCAGCCACGACGCGCCCATGTCTCGCGTCTTGCGGATCACGACATCGCGTCCGGTCTCGATGCCGTCGATGATCTCGCGAGCCGCATCGCGCTGGCAGTCCCACAGGATGAACGGCGTGTGCGGCGCGACCACCGGGCGCTCGCGTCCCGTCGCGTCGATCTCCTTCACGCGGTAGGTCCACGCGCAGCACTCACACCACGCTGCGAAGTCTTCAGAGAACGCTGCGCGAAGATCGGCTTGCTCTCTCGCGTTCGCGCTGTACACGCGCTCGCGCAGCGCGACGATGCGATCAGTTCCGCTCGACACCGATCCGCGCTCCCCACTCGCGCAGCATCCGAGCGCCAGCGCCAGCGTCGCCGTTCTCGACCTTGATCGATCCGCCGTCCGCGCCCGTGTGTTCGATGCGGAGACCCTCGCGGTACTTCTTCGGTCGCAGCGCCTTGAGCCGGAAGATCAGCAGCGTCGCAGCGCTGCGATCCATCTGCCGCTGTCCCTTGATCGCCTCGTCGGCGATCTTCTCGTAGCGGTCCGCGATCTCGACATCGAGCGCTTCAAGCGCTGCATGGAACTCGGCATCGGTGCGTCGCCAGTACGACGGCGTGTTCGTGCTGATGCAAGCGATGCGGCAAGCCTCGTCCCAGCCATGCTCGGGGAACGCTGCGAGCCACGCCTCTTTTGCAGCCGCGATATCCCCGGCTGCGGACTTGGGCGGTCTGCCGGGTCCGCGCTTCTTCAACGGCTGGCTGGGCTGGTCTGCCATGCTGATGGGCTTACCACACCTTGGGCTGAATCCATCGAATTCCGGCTGGATTTACCTACTTGCCTTCCCTGCCCTGTGTGGTACTCTTGTGGTGCGTTGTGGGAGTGTTCCCACAGGCCTAGCAACACCAGCCGGAGAGACACCAATGAAGACCACCCGCAAGACCGCGCCGATTCAGACCCCCGCTTGGGCGACCCAGTTCATCAGCCTGTGCGACTTGCTCTCGGGAACTTGCCGCGACCATGAGGACGCAACACGGGCGGCGCTCCTCTCGCTCGGCTGCACGGCTGACCTCGCCAATGTGAACGGCGATGCGTACTCCGACGCTGCACACGCGGCTCGCGACTTCATCAAGGCAGCGGCGCTGGACAACGCGGTCCACAGCGCCTACCGACTGACCCCGTCGTGCGACGAACCAACGACGAGCGTTCACAGCGCTTGCCGCGAAACGAGCGCACACCGAGCCGCAGCGCGAGCAGCGCTTGAAGCCGCGCTGTGCAACCTCCGTCCGTCCCTCCGCCTGTCCTGATCACACACCACACCACAAGGAGATCACAATGACCATCGAGACCGACTACGAGACCCGCAAGACCGCTCGCTGCAACCGCATCGCTCGCGACCCGCTGTGCGCCATCGCCGACTTCGTGCGCTGGCACACCAAGCGCGGCTTCACCTTCACGCTTCAGGAGGAGGAGTGCGAAGACCTCTGCACCTTCCGCACCAAGCGCGTGATCGAGATCATCCGCGCCGTCTACGAGATCGAGATCGCGACCTTCAGCATCATCGGACCCGACGGCAACGCCGACGGGCGCTGGGTCACCTTCATGTTCCCGAGCAACCTCACCTGTTCGCCCGAGGAGTCGGTCGCCGACTTCGGGATGAACGCGGTCTCCGACGCATGGAGCGAAGACTTCTACAAGCGCTGCGCCGATCACCGTTGACCACACACCACAACGCACCACCCCAGGAGCATCACCATGCACGACCCCTACACCAGCCCCCTCTTCCACTCCGACACCAAGCGCGGCTTCAACTGCCGCATCTACACCGAGGTGGACAACGGCAACGCCGGACGGCGCGGACGCGGCGGAACGCGCAAGCGCTACGGCATCATCGAGCGCAGCCGCAACCTGTACGACAAGCGCATCCGCGTCACCTTCGTGAAGCGCGGGTCGTGGATCGCGCAGACGCAGGGACCGTGCGGCGACGCGCTCATGGAGTGCGCTGGTCGCACCCAGTTGGCAGCGCTCATCCGCCTCGGCGAGTGGTGCGCCGAGGAGTGGAACCGCGACGCGCAGCCGGAGCCGCGCCGCTGCCCCCATTGCGACCGCGAGTGCGAGCCGGGAATGTCGCTGTGCGGCGACTCCGACTGCCCCCGATTCGACTGACACCGCGCCACGCCTCACCCCCCGGTCACGCGGGGGGACGAGGCGCTTCGCTGTGAAGCGCACCACAACACCCTGCTAGGAGAGACACATGGACAGCATCGACTTCACGCTTCAGTTCGCCACCGACACCGGGATCCGCGTCAGCGCCCTCTTCACCGGAACGCGCAACCGCCCGGTGGTGACGGTGTTCGCGACGATGGGCGACGGTCCGTCGTTCACCGTCGAGGTCCGGGACCGCACCCTGTCCCTGTACGACACCCCGTGCGAGCGCAGCACGGCGCTGGCGGTGATGAACGCGGCTCGCATCGCCTCGACCAGCGATGACTCCTGCGACCTCGCTTGCGAGATCGTGCGCGACGGGTTCGCGGCGATCTTGGAGGCGTGGCGGTTCGACAGGATCGCCGACGCGCTGCGCGGCTGCATCGTCTGCGACCTGTGCGCGACCGACCACAAAGAGCGCAAGTTGACCAAGCAGCAGCGCTCCGCGATCCTGACTGCGCTCCTGTCCGACTGCGACCCGATCAGCGGCGAGGAGTACGGCACGGGCGCGTGATGCGGTGACTCGCCCTCGCCTCCCGGCGCGAGCCGGGGGGCTTGGGCTTGCCATCGCGGCAACGCACAACGCACCACAGGAGAGACCCATGAACCTCACCATCACCCGCCGCTCGTCCTACCGCCGCCTCGACCGCATCGAGCGCCACGCCATGATCGCGCACCAGCGCCTGATCCACCGGGCGTTCGCCGAGTTGAACGCCTACAGCACCCGCATCGGGCAGGAACCGATCAAGCCGGGTCGCCTTCAGTTCACCAGCGTCGCCCATGCGCTGTGCTGGCTGGCTGCACAGCGCTGGAAGATGGACGGCAACACCCTCCGGTCCATGTCCCGCGACGGGGCGTTCGGGCTGCGGCTGGCGCGGCTACTGCGCCGAGCCGAGGCGCTGGACGATGTGCTGGAGCGTGTCTCCGAGGAGTACGGGACGCGGTACGGGGCGAGCGCCGCCGACTGCGCGGCGTGGCAGGGCGAGCGCGAGGCTCGGGGCGAGTGGGAGGCTCGGCACATGGAGCGTTGGTACGGCGACTGAACCGACTTCCGACAGCCCTGTCAGAATCACGCCCCCCGGCTCGATGCCGGGGGGCTTTGCTTTCCTTCCGAAGAACCCCTTGCAGCCCTGTGAGACTTGTGCTATAGTTCCTGCAACCCAACACACGCGCCGCGTGGCGCGAGTCAAGGGGCAACCGAGCGCTGCGGCGCTCACAGTTTGGGAGACACTCACATGGCACACGAACTCACGAAGATCGACGGTCTCGCGCTCGCGAACGACGGCGCTTGGCACGGCATGGGGACCGTCGTGCAGGGCGCGATGAATCCGTTCTCGGCGCTCCGCATCGCGGGGCTGGAGTGGGAGGTCGAGCAGTCCGACGCGATCACCGGGGTCTTCAACGCCGGGGAGCAGGACGAGTACCGGGTCTCGACCGACAGCGCCAAGGTGCTGCTGCGCTCGGACACCAAGACCGTGCTGGGTGTGGTCGGTCCCGACTACCAGCCGTTTCAGAACGCGCAACTCGCCGAACTCGCCTACGGTCTGCGCTCCGCCGCCGACGGCACGGTCGAGGTCGAGACCGCCGGGTCCATCCGGGGCGGTCGCCGGGTGTGGATGCTGCTGCGCGGCAAGACGGTCGAGTTCGGCTGCAAGGGCGACGAGACCGTGCCGTACCTGTTCCTCGCCAACGGTCACGACGGCTCGCTCGCGCTGAAGGCGATCCCGACCGGGATCCGCGTCGTGTGCAGCAACACCTTCCACCTCGCGCTCGGCGCTCGCCGCAACGCGATGTCCTTCCGCCACACGCTGAACCTCAACACCCGCGTCGAGGAACTGGCGAAGTGCATCAAGAACTGGGAGAACACCATCGACAAGGGCGCGACCGTCGCCCGGACGCTGGCGAAGACCCCGGTCACCCGGCAACAGGTGCAGGATCTGTGGGTCGATGTGGTGCAGCGCCTCGACGGCGAGATCCCCAGCAACCCGAAGAACGGCTGGGAGGAGCGCCGCCGCGAGCGAGCGGTCGCTGGGCTTGCACACGCGGCTCGCGTGTTCGACGCGGAGTCCCAGCAGTTCGGCGCGAACCTGTGGGTCGCCGCGAACGCGATGACCAACTGGATCCAGCACTCCCGCGCCGAGGAGTCGGTCCGCACCAAGGACAGCGCGGTCCGCACCTACGCGGCATGGGACGGCACGGTCGCCGACGATGTCGCGACGGCGCTCGACGCTGCCGTGGAACTGGTCGCGTGACCTGAACCCGCTCGCCCCCCGCCCCCCGGCATCGTGCCGGGGGGCTTTCGTTTCCACCTCACACTTCGGAGAACCCTATGCAACTCGTCCTGCTCGCAACCCTGATCAGCCTGTCCGACTTCGTCGCACCCCTCCCCGGCGGAGGCTTCTCGACCGGGCGCTCGTTCGTCCTGCCCGTACCCGGCGGCGGCTGGGCATGGGACGGCGGCATCGCGATCCCGACCCCCGGCGGCGGCTGGATCGGCGACGGCTTCGACCGCCTCCCCGGCTGGAGCGCGACCAACCCTTGGGGGCTGGAGCGCCGCCCCGCCTACCCCGGCTGCGACGGGCGGTCCCGGCGGCGCTCGCTTGACCCTTGGGCATGGGAGGACGGCGCTCCGCCCGTCACCCCCTACCCCTACGGTCGGCGACGCTGACAGCCAGCCCTGCCCCAACGAACAGCCCCCGGCTCACGCCGGGGGCTGTCGTTCCAGCCGCGCTAGACCCGGCAACGCGCCGGGGGCATCCTTGCGAAGAGGCTGGACCCCGCCATCCTAAAGCGCGGCAGCGCGGATCCGCACACAACCCCGGCGTTCCGGGGAGGCGGGATGGACGGTGATGGTGACGGTCCTGATAGCCCTGTCATCGGTCCACCAGCCAGCGTCGGTCAGCCCGTCGAGGTACGACTTGCACCGGGACAGGGCGTTGTCGCAGTCGATGAGCCGCTTGGTCGGGCAATGCCAATCGATCACCACATGGGCTTGCGACAGGGGCTTCCGAGGAACGAGGGTCCGGGCGGTCCCGAACGCGACATACCTGTCCGACTTGGCGGTGTTGGATCGGACCGTCCAATGGGAACGGGAGTTCGATCCCTGCACCCGAGGAAGCGGCAGTTCAATCGTCCGCTCGTCGCTTGCGCCGCTCATACTCCCTCCCGTCGAAGATGCCCTTGATGTCCTTCTCGGTGCGGAGGGCGAGCGCGATCATCCGCCGACGCACGGGACCGCTGCACAACTTGAGTTCGGCTATCTCGCGCAGTTCCGCGATGACCTCGTCCATCATCTCATCGAACGAGGAAACCTCCATAGCCCTGCGAGACTCTCGCTGGATGGCGCGTCCGAGTTCGCCCTCGACTACCGTCAGCCGTTCGCGGACCGTCATGTCCATCCGATGAACGAAGGATGTGTCGGGAACCCTCATCGCGCACCCGACCTTTCCGGCAGCACGCTGATGCCAGCCCTGCGCTTGCGGATGTAGTCCACGGCGCACGCCAGCACGCGCTTGCCGGAGACAGGCGCGATCTCCTGCGCCGCCTTCAGTTCCTCCTCGCTGACATCGGCGAGGATGTCATCCGCCCAGCGATCCCACTCGGCGAGTTCGTGCGGGGTCGGACCGTCGCACGACCACTCCTGCTTCGCTGGCTCGCTGGTCGCCCATGCTTGCGTCGTGCGCGACGAGTAGATCTCCATGATGCGGTGGATCTTCGGCTCCTTGTACTGTCCGCTTGCCTCCATCTTGTGGAGTTTGGCAGCGTCCTGCAACTTGTCCTGATGCAGTTCCGACCAGCGCTCGGCGCAGAGCCGAGCCGTCGCGTCGTTCGGACACCATTCGTTCCATAGGCTTGTGATGAGTGACCAAGTCTGTAGGTATGTGGGCTTGTCCATGTGTCTCTCCCAATCGATTCAGATGAGTTCCTCGATCTTCATTCGTCTGACGAACAACGGTGTCGCCTCTCCCACATACGAGCCGACCACATTGAATTCCATGTACTCGCGAGCGTCCTCCTCCGTCATCTTGTCGCGCCGCATCAGGACGCGGACGCACTTCTCGTAGTCGTAGACGGATCGCGTGTGTCCGTTCCATTCGCTGACCATGCCGATGAACGCCCGACCGAATCCATCGGCGAGCAGCACGATCTGCGGTTC